GTTATAACAGATGTAGCAACAGTTATTCCAAGAAATATTGGATTTTTACTCATCGCTGCTGTTAATTTTTCAACTGCCGGCTTTGCAACGTTAACTGCAAATGTAAACCCTCCTACTGCCAAGGCTGCTGTTCCTATAGCAACAGCTCCGGCAGTAATTGCCGCAATAACAGCTGGATTATTCTCTGTAAATTCCGTAAGCCATACAAGTGCACCTGTACCTGCATCAGCAAAATCGGCAACAACAGGATTAAGAACATCGCCAATTGCAATTTTAAGATTATTTGCGGCGTTTTTGGTAATATTAAGCCGGCTTTCAAGAGTTCCGTACCGAAGCTCCGCTTCTGTTGCAAGAGCAGTGTTTTCGTTCCAGGCATCACCTGCAAGCTTAATTGCACCGCTAAGACCTTCGCTGTTGCTTGCAAGAGCCTTTACAGCATTTGAAAGTCTGATTTCCGTAATGCCCATGTTTTCAAGTATTACCGTTGCAGTAGCGCCATTTCTTTCAACATCATTAAGTCCGTCAATGAATGAGTATAAAGCATTTGCGGCATTATCCTTAAATGCAGTCTGAAATTCTTCAGCTGTCATATTTGCAACCGATGCAAAATCGTCAAGGCTGTCATTACCTGTTTCCACAGCAACCTGAATTTCCGAAAGAAGTGTTGACATAGCACTGCCGCCGGCTTCTGCTTCTATGCCTACTGAAGATACCGCCGCAGAAAGACCCAATATCTCCGATTCTGTAAGTCCTGCAAGCGTTCCGGCTGAAGCCATTCTGGTTGCCATCGCCACAATATCAGCTTCTGTTGTTGCAAAATTGTTTCCCAAAGCAACAACAGTAGAACCGAGATTTTCATAATTTGTTTCGGACATTTTTGTTATGTTGCTGAATTTTGCAAGAGACGAAGCCGCTTCGTTTGAAGCCATGTTGGTTGTTTCATCAAGATTTATCATAACCTCAGTAAAATCGGTTATATATTTAGTCCCGATACCAAGCTGTCCGGCTGATTCTGCCACACTTGCAATTTCGGTTGTTGTCGAAGGAATATCAAGCGCCATCTGCTTTATATCATCACTTATAGCACTAAGCTCTGTTTCAGTACCATTAACAGTTTTATAAACACCTGTTATTGCGCTTTCATATTCAATAGCAGCTTTCGAACATTCTACAAAAGCATTCTTTATTCCGACAAGAACTCTTTCTACAGCAAGAGCTGTAAAAGCGCCCTCAAGCAGTTGGGCTGTACTTTCTCCCTGACTGCCGAGTTTATCACTTTCATTTGCGGCTTTCCGAGCTGCAAAGGCGTATTCCTCAGCCTGCTGTTCTGACCTGTTAAGAGCCTCGGCAACCTGTTTTTCTGCGGAAGCAGTTTTGGTTGCAGATGTATGAAGCTTTTCCTCTGCCTGCGCAGATTGTAATGCCGCCTGAGCGTTATCCTGCGCTGCATCGGCGGCTTTGTCTGCGGCTTCTGCCTTTTTTCTTAATGCTGCCGAAGCTTTTTCAAGTCTTTCAGTTTCCAGAAGTGCAGCAGAAGCTTTTTCCTTCATAGCCTCAATTGACTTTTTAGAAGCATTTTCGGATTTTGTTTCAGCTTCAATATCCTTTAATATTTCGTTGTAATGCCTTCTTGCCATTTCAGCCATGCGTTCAGTGGTATCAGCTTTAAGCTGTGCATTCTGAGCAGCTTTATGCATTTTTTCCGCTTCATCAGCCATAGCGTTTGCAAGAAGTCTTGATTGCGCTGCGGCACCGGATATATCACCCGACAGTTTTGAAAGTGAAGCCGATGCCTGGGCAGTTGTCCGGGATGTTTGAGTTATATGTGAATTTACTCTGACAAAATCATCTTCCATTCCGGCAATAACTCTTTTGCCATTTGTACCTATATTATTTAAAACTGAACTGACCTGATCGACCAGTTTAAAGGTAGCGTTCATAACATATCCCACTACAGCCTCACCCCACTTTTAAGCATAGCAAGCAATATTTCAATTTCTGTCCTGCAGGAGTCCTTCGTTTCACAAAGCTCTGATGCGATATAAAAAAGCTTTGTTCTATGCGGCATTTTGTCAAATTCCTCCATGCGAAGTCCATGACGCTGCCACAGAACATGCGCCCAATATTCGTAAGAACCCCGGCAGGAGATTAGTTTTTTGCTTCATCAAGCTCGTCAGACTCTTCCGGTTTTTCAAGAATACCAAGTGCTGTCATTACAGTTCTGAATACATAGTCATACTCACTCTGCTTTGAAAATACACAAAGTGGCATTTCCGTAATATCACAGCATTTGTAGAAGTCCATAAGCTCCTTATCCTTGAGATTTGGATATACAAGAGCCTCGGCAATAATATGACGAAAAGCCTTTCCTGTATCCGATTCGCTCTGGAATACAACTTCGCCGCCGTTAATATACGGACGTCCGGAATTATCAAATGCAATCTTTCGTGTGCGGTAGTTTTCATTGATTTTTCTGATTTTGTCCGCAGAAAGAACCTTGATTTCCATTTCAAGCGGATTGCCGTTTTCGTCTTTGAAGCTTTCAGGTGCAGGAGCCTTTACAATTTCTTCCTTGAGTTCTCTCATAAAATACGATAAATTCTTTTCCATTTTTAATATCCTCCATTAAAATAAATATTTGTTTTAGATTACGTCCTTTGCGTTAAAGGAAATAGAGTCTTCTCTTACGCCGTTACTGCTTCCATCAAGAGCAATAAGGGGAATGTCTCCTGTCAGGACACAGCCGACTGCTGTAATTATGTCCGAACCGTATTCCTGATAGTAATCGGAGCCCTGGTCATCCATAACACCCTGAATTGTCATTTCAGGAGTTACACCATCCTTCTGATACTGCTGAATTTTTTCCTTGAGCCATGGTGTAGAAGTGCGCTGAGTAATAGTTCCTGTAATTTTGTATCCAGTCCAGCGTGAACTTGGAGAACGTTCTCCAAGAACTTTTCCTTCCCACACATCAGGAGTAAACTTGATTTCACACTTTACTCCCGTAAGTATCTGAACACCGTCAATAAAAACCTTTCCTTCACTCAGGGCAATAGGATTTGCGTTATGTCTTTTGTTCATAATTTACCTCCTTATCTTGTTTTCACAGTAAAATAAAGCTTTTCAGCACTGTCAACAGGCTGAAGACCGACATTAAAATAGGTACTGTCGCCGACACTTTCGCCTCTGACAACTGCAAAGTCAGCATTGTAGTCAACATTCTGAATTGCACCTGCGTCAAAGAACTGCTTTAAAATGCTTCTGCCCATACCGTCCATAACATCCCAGCCGGTTTCATTGTTGCTGTATCTGTTTGGAGGAAAGTTAAGGCGCAAAGCCTCTGCAAAGCTGTCAAACACTCTCAAAACCCTGTTTTTGCTGTAGCTGACATTCTTTTTATCTGTAAATGTTGTAAGACTGTTGATGTCATATTCAACCACCACATCACCGTTTTCGGAATATGAGAAGAAGAATTCGCCGTTCTGAATTGCCGCAACAGCCTCTTCATGTGTTATAGGCTTTGAAACAGCTTCAGCACCGACATAAATCTTATGTGTATTGCTCTGAGTATTTGTTGCCGCTGCATCCGCACCTGCAACCCATGCTGTAGCCTGAGCATTGGTAAGCTCCACACCGTCAATAACAACAGAATTTGTAACATTGATAATGCCCTCATAGTCAGCCTTGTAATCGGAAACCACAGCCTTTACACTCATTCCGGCATTTTCACGAAGATACATAATCTTAGTTTTGCATGCCGCAAGCAGTGCTTCATCGGTAACAGGGAAGGCAAGTGTATTAAATCTTACCTTTTCCATGTCGTCAATAAATGATGTAATATCAGCATTTTCTGTAGTGCCATCATCACCGCCTGTAAGACTTACAGCAGCAGTTTCGGAAATTTCCGAACCTTCTGCAGCAGTAAAACATATGTACTTACTGTTTTCAAGGTCAGCAGCTGAAGTTACTCCTTCAAAAATTTCAGCCTCATAGCTATCAAGGTAAACCTTTACATCAAATCCTGAAACAGGATTTGCAGAAACAGAAAATTTAAGAGAGTTCCCCCTTGAACCACCGTATCTGGCTTCAGCTGAAAGTCCGCCGCCCGTTACTGCAGCCTTTGCACCTGATTTTACAATATATACGATAACTGTTGCCGCATTTTTGAACGCTTCACGTATAAGAAGCATTGACGGATTGTCATCAAAAACGCTGAAACCAAGCTTGTGAATTTCACTGTCAGGTGACTGAGCCGAAAGGGTAATAAACTCCTTGTCCGGACCATATGAATGGTTAATAAGTGGAATAAGCACAACACCTCTGTCAGGGGTGCTTAAAGTTTTGTGATTTGCCGATTCAAAATTAATGTAAGTACCGGGTCTGACTTTGCCGGCTGACTTACTGAAAGTTCCTCCTGCCATAATTATTTAACCTCCTTGTTTTTCCATTTTTCGATTATTGCTTTCATTTCTGAAACGTTGTATTTACCTTTCAGATTGTATGTTGCACCATTAAAAGTACTTGTTGTTACCCCGAACAGCTTTTTACAGTTTTCTCTGAGTTGTTCAATTGAAAATTTTGGGGCAGGTACTGACTGTACTTCTTTTTTTGTTTCTTCTTTTTTCATGCTATAACCTTCCTCCATTCATATAAAAATTTCTTATCAGTTCGCCGTCCTGGGGCGTATAATTGTATCTGCCTGTCCAGTCAAGCTGTAACTGATAGGCACATTCATCAGCTTTTTTAAGCCTGGTATCCTGAATACGTACATATTTTCCCGTCCATTTTCCGTCATAGTCTATTTCCGGAATCTGCCTTCGTGCTGCATTAATGCTGTGACATACAGGAGCTGCAAGCTGATATGCAAGCTCTGTACTGCTGTGAAAAAAGCTTACAAACATTGAATATTCAGCCTTGTAGCCGCTAAAGGTATCAGGCTGAAGCTCTGTTTCAGGCACAGGAAAATAAACGGACGGAACAACAAAGCTTTCGGGAATGTTATGATAATACGGCGTTGGGTCTCCACACGCCTCAAGAACAAATCTTATTATTGATGCAATTTCCTGCTCAATCATAGTATCACTTCCTCATCTGAAATAACTGCCCATCCATTTTGAAATCATTTCATCAAGCAGTCCGGGAAGCATCTTTTCCATTATTTTAAGTCCGCTTTCCCAGAAATGAGCACCCTGTACCCATTTTTGCTTCAGCATCATACCGCTGTGTGAAGCAGGATTGTAAATAAAGCGGTCTCCACTCCAGTATCCGGGAACAAATCTCATAGCCTCACCCTTTTCGCATGTCCAGTGTCCGTCATTGACATATGTTGCATAACTTGCATTAGTGCCTACTGTAAGAGTAAGACCGGCTTCTGACAGTTCCCAGATATTATCATCCTCGCCCTTGTGAAAGCTTGCAAGCAGATGCCTTGTATCTATAACCTTGCGGCGTACTATTTCATCTTCAATTATTCTTAGGAACTCAAGTCCGATTCCCTCCAGAAAGGTTGATAACGCTCTTGCAAAGTCACCGTTTCCGGCACGGGTGCATTTATCAAAGAAGTTATTCATTTTTATAAAGCCTCCTGTTCCTTTGTACGTTTTATATACACATAAATGTGATGATTACGCACTTTTACAGGCTTTTCAGCTGTATATTCAAATTTTGAATCACAGTCAATCACCTTGTCATTTATTTGTATATCAGTGTCAAATGGAAGCATAAGCTTTATTTTTTCTCTTAGTACATTCTGAGGCTGTTCCTGTTTCACCGATGCTTCAAACGACTCAATACCAAAATGACAGGTAACGTCTTTTTCATCAGGTTCTTCGGGATAGCTGAAATTCAAAGACGGCTTTAAACCATAACCGACAGACTTTTCGGTTTTTCTCAGATGATAAATATTGCATTTATGATTGAGAAGTTCTTCAAATGCCATAAAAATCCCCTCTTTTTATTTATTATCTCTTCGTGCTTAAAGAAACAAATTCAATCAAAGTAAAAGCGTAACTAAAAGTTTTTTGCTTACTTTTTTTCAAAAAAGTAGGTTACAATCTCCTCAGCCTCATTGTAACTCCGTTTTTAGCCTTGACCTTTACAAATTCCTCAAGAAGCGGTTCAATGTCTGAATCCGAAATACTTCTTACAGAGTTTTCGGCAGTATAACTGTAATCGTCAAATGTTTCCGACTTCAGTTCCTTTGCAGAAGTTACAGAATTATAGCCGTAAATCTCAGCAAGGAGAATTACGGCTGTTTTAACACTCTGCGGTATTTCTTCATATTCCGAAAAATCATTGTTTGTGTATGAGACAACATACTGCTGTGCTCTGTAAATATCCGTCATAAGACGTTTGTCGGTTCGCTCCTGAATTGCCTTAATGTCGGAATATTCCCTGACATCATCAGGTGTTACCCATAATGTCATTAGTCATTCCTTTCAAAGAACCCTGTCTTCATAAGTCTGTCGGCAATTTCCTCATCAACCGGAACAGGGGCATCCTTTTTGAATACAAACTCCCTGAAATGATATGACCCACCCTTTTTAAGGGTAATAAAAACACCTGTTTTCTCCGTTTCAGAGATTTCAGGCTCAGTTTCAGTATCGGGTTCAGACTGCTGAGAAGCTTCTGTCACCTCGTTAAAATCTGTTTCGGCTGTAATTTCTTCCGAAACAATCATTTCTTCTTCAGTTTTCTTTTTTGCCATAGTTAAGCTCCTTTCTTATGCTGAAAAGTTACCGCCGATAACAAGTGCGTCAGGGTTTACAATTTCCATATCAAAATCTGCAAGAAGTGTGTATTCATGACGTGTTTTTCTTGGTACAACATCATGATAAACCTCAAGGCTCGGACCAAAAATACCGTATGCAAGATTTTCATAAGGTGTAACAATCTGTACTTCATCAGGGATAAATGCAACAGGAACGATTTCAAAACCGTCATAATTTATATTTTTGCCGCCTGTAATAATTGCGTCACCGAGCGCCGTATTTCTTTCCTGAAGCTGTCTCTTGTATGCACGGTTTACACCCGGAGAGCATAAAATCTTAATCTTTGACTTGTCTTCCTGAGTGTAGAGACTGTAGTACTTTGTCGGCATACTTGCAAGAAGTCCCGGAAATACCACATTGAGGTAGTCTGTGCTGCCGACAGTATCGAATTTATGTGTATCCGAATCATCCCTTGCAATCTTAATCCAGCCGTTGTTAATATTGATGAAGTCATCCGATGAGCTTTCGTCACCGATAAAAGCAAGCTCTACAGTA